GGACTGGTAGGAGTGTTCGAGGATGCGGAAGGTGATCGCGCCGTTGACGTTGGCCGCGACCAGCCCCACGGGCGTCTTGATCGCACCACCGACAGACGCGCGGAGCTGGCTGCCGTAGGTGTCATAGGTGTTGCCGTCCCACGAGGCTGCGAGCCCGTCTGAGAGCGCTTCAGCCAGCCCGTTGATGTGCAGCGTCCGGTCGACGCCACCGAGGTTCTGCCCGCCCTGGTAGTTGTCTATCGCCAGCATCGCCGACATGGTGAGCGCCGCGTTGCCGTAGTCGGTCTTCACCATCGAGAGCACGGCGGTCGGGCCGTTGACTTCGATCTCGACTTCCTCGAGATACTCCGGAATCGACACCTCGTAATACTTCGGACCGAAGAGCAGGCCGGCGAAGGTCTGGCGCTTGCTGATGTTGAAGCCGCCGACGCCCTTGGCGTATGCCTGGCCGATCATCGGCTTGTAGAGGAAGTTCTCCTGGATCTGCGGGCCGCCCGGATAGACGTGGTGCCGGGCCTTGAGAAATTCCATCAGCGGATCGTTCTTGAAGAAGTTGTCCGCCAGCCCCGGCATGATGTTCTTGGTCGTCGCCGTGTTGATCGGGTCGAGATTGACCAGCCCGACGAGCGGCAGGAGCGAGAGCGCGTAGAGGAACGCGGGGTCGTAGGCGGCGAGGGCGAGGAGGCAGGCGACGACGACGAGGAGTCGATGGGTCGCGAGCCAGCTCGAAAGACAAACGAGCTTGCACATGGTCAGTGTCCTTCTCACCCTGCCCTACGGAGAGCCGTCGACAAGGTGCGCTAGGCCGAGGCGCCGGCCTGCTTCTGCATGACGTCCATCGCGGTCGCGACGGCTGCGTCGAGCGAGTACTGATTGGCGCGGGCCGCCTTCTCAGCCTCGGGTATCCGCAGGCCCGACAGCGTGGTCGCCGATTGACGCGCAGACGGATAGGGGCCCATTGACTTGCCGGCTTCGGTCAGGCCCGTCAGCCGTCCCCGCTCCTCCGCGGCTTTGATGTCGGCTTCGTACTTCTCTTTGGCTTTGGCTGCACGGCGCTCGGCGACCGAGGCGGCGTAGAACTGCTTGATGTCCTGGTTCGCCGAGAGCGCTTCGCGTGCGAGCTTCTCCGCATCGAGCACTTCGCCGAACTCCACGCCGTGCTGCGCGACGAGCGTCGGCAGGATGGTCGAGAGCGCGAGCCCCTGGCCGGCGAGCGTGTCGGCGACCGTGCCGATGCGCTTGTCGATCTCGGTGAGCAGGGTCCGCGGATCGAACGGCTGTGGGTTGCCGTTGCCGGGCTGACCGGGCTGGTTGGTCGGTTGTGGGTTGCCGTTGCCGCCAGCGCCGTTGCCGCCGTTGCCGCCGTTGCTCGCCAGGTGCTTGTTCTTCTCCCACCATTCCGCCTGCTCGCGTGCCCGCTCGTTGACCTCGGCGATACCGGCAGCGAGCTGCCGGCCGATCGCGGTCGCTTCGTCCTGGGCCTGGCTGTAGAGCGAGCGCGCCGCTTCGCGCTCTTCTTCAGGCAGTTTGCCGAGGACGAGATCGAGGAACGATTTCGCCTTATTCAGTTGTGGTTGTGTCTGGAGCGCCATTGTCTGTTACGGCTCCTTCGCCTTCGCCTTCAGTACCTTCACGACATCGGTGCCAGAGGAAGCGGGATGCTTCGACCTACCGCGCGTGAGCCAGTACCGCACGCCGCCATACGCCGCCGTCGTAACGAGTCCGCCGAGGAGCAGCTTGAGAAACGTCATGCGACCCGGCCTGCGCCGAAGCCGCCGCCTGGAAACTGGTTGCCAGCCTGCACCATGCCGCCGCCGCGCGGCATTCCCGCCGTGCCGCCGGGCAGGCCGGCGCCGATCCCGGGGACCGTCCCGACCTGCTGCAGATACCCCGCGACCGCGTTGGCGATGAGCTCGCGTGCCTGATCGAGTTGTGCGGCGACGTCGGGCATGACGCCGGCGAGCGTCAGAATGGCTTCGTCGATCTTTGCGCCGAGCGCCATCAGGCCGCTCAGGTCAGGCCCGGACGACGGCATCCCGCCTGGACCCGGCAGCGCGGCCGCGCCCGGCATTCCACCTGGTGCTCCGGCCGGGCCTGGCGGCATTCCCATGCCGACCGGCGGCGCACCGGGACCGGCCGGACCGCCTGGCCCTGGTGGCAGGCCGGGGCGCTGAAATGGCAGGACGTTCCCGCCGGTCAGCACGCCGAGCTGGCTGGATTCCCGCGCCGCCGGTGGGAAGGTCACCGGATTGGGCGGCGGGCCATCGAGTTGCTGGCGTCCGAATGGCATCAGCCGGGGTTACTTTCCGAGCTTCGGGGTTGCGATGCCCTGGGTGAAGTTCGTGCGAATTCCTCCGATGCGCTTGCTGGGCATCTTCGGCCCCATCTTCTTGCCGCCGATTCCAGGCGGCGAGGACTTCGGCATCCGCGGCATTCCAAAAGCCATCAGCGTCTTCCTCCTATCGACCGCCGTGGCGCGATCTTCTCGCCGTGGCGACGGCCGACCGATAATGCGATTGCGATCGCCTGCTTGCGACTGGTGACCTTTGGACCGCCCGGGCCGCTGTGGAGCGTGCCCGCCTTGAATTCATCGAAGGCTTGCTTCTTCGACGTCAGCGGCATCTCAACTTGCCTGCCTCAATCGGGCGGCGTATGATTGGCCGCCATGCCCGGACGAGGTCGACCGTTTCAACACGGAATGACGCCTTGGAACAAGGCGCGCGTCCCGCTGATCTGTGCGCGCTGTCGGCAGCCGTTTACGGTTCCCCGCAGTCGGGCGGCGACGGCGCGTGCCTGTTCGATGCAGTGTCACAACGAACTGATCGCTTAGGGACATCGCGGAAAGCCGCACCCGGCGCGCTGGACGGGCGGCGGCATTCAGGCGTACCGACGATGCAGGAAGCCGGCGTGCGAACGGTGCGGATCGACGAAGAACCTGATGGTGCATCATCGCAACCACAATCGGCGCGACAACGTACTCACGAATCTTGAAACGGTTTGCCGTAGCTGCCACTGTTCTCATTCGATCAAAGCACGCGATCCGATCACCGGACGCTTCGCATCAGTGTCCTAACTTCTTTCCGGTTGCTGCTGCTCGCTGAAATCGCTTCTTCCCGTACTTGGAACGACCAATACTGGCTGCGACGGCGCCGGGGTTGGAGATCCCCGGCTTCTTCGCCAGCTGCCCTTTCAATTTCGAGAAGCCAACGTAAGCCATCGGTGCTTACCTGCTAACGGCTAGATCGTCGACCCCGGCACCGTCCCATGCTCCTGCGTCTTGCTGTGGTCGGCCGTCCAGCCCGGACGCTGCCGCATCGCCGCCTGCGCCGCGAGCCCGCCGTCGATCCCGCGGGCGATGACCGTCTCAGTCTTGTCGGGGTTGTCGTTGTTCTTGAGCGTGATGTCGAAGTCGCGCTCGGTCGGTGTCGGCGGCACCGTGGTCTCGGCAGCTGTCGCCGCGGCGACCGGTTCGGCCGCGGGAGCGGATCCGGCCGGTGGCGGCAAGGCGCGACTCCCGGCAGACGACGATGTCAGGATCTCGGCCTGGTCGGACTCGGTGGGCTTGCGTGTCGGCGTCATGCCTCTCTGCCTCTCTGCCGCTCTCTAGAAAAAGAAAAGGCCCGACCCCCTGAACAGGAAAGAGGAGGCCGGGCCGCATGACCGCTCGTTCACGAGTGAGACGGTCGTTGGTGCCCCGATGGACGACACCCTGCTGGTAGAGCAGCGGGTGCTAGTTGGAGAGCGTGAGGCTAAGTGCCGGAGTTTGTCAAGCGGTTCTCGATCGGACTCTCAAGCCGACGCCTTGGCTTTGGCAAGGACGATGTCGTCGGCGGTCGGCTCGAACGGGCAGCTGGGCTCGACGGCAGGCCCGACGCCGGGCTCGACCTCGACCACGATCGGCTTGCCCGCCTCGAGCAGCTTCGGTTGCCCCGATCGGTAGTGCAGGGTCAGGCTGCCGGTGTAGCGCTCCTGCCGGATGACCGAATCGAGCAGCCGTAGATCGATGGGTTGGTGCCGGGCGGCGTAGCGCTGGAGCAGGTCGGTGAGGCGGGACATCAGCGGCGCTCCCGGCGCTCGAGCCAGATGAAGAGGAGGCTGGTGCTGACGACACCTGTGAGAAACGCGATGCCGACGACTTCCCACGGGCAGGACAGGATCACCGGCGGGACTCCGACATCTTGATCCGTTCGCCACCGCCAGGGATCGGTTGCCGCTCGATCGACGGCGACTTCTGTGCAGTCGCTTTTCTCCCGGCGCCTTCGCGTGCGCCGCCCATGCCGCCGCCGCCGCCCTGGGTCGGGTTGCCGCTCGACGCCGACGAGCCGGCCGGCCCGACCGTCATGCCGCCTCCGAAGAGCTGCATCTCCGCCTGGAGCCGCTCGGTGATCGTCGTCGGGACGCGCAGGGTCAGGAGCTGACCGGTGTTCGGATCGATCGACATATTCGGCACCAGGCCGGCGGCGACCGCTTCCATGAGGGCCGGATCGGGTGGCGTGCCCTGCTCGTCAGACGGCAGCAGCATCAGCGGCGGGCTGCCGCCGTTGGGAATCTCGAGCTTCTCCCAGAGCGTCCACCGGTCGCACAGGCCCGCCCGCGCGAGCTGCACATACTTCAGCTGCTCCGACTTGGCGTTGAGCGCGAGTAGCGAATTCGGCGTGACGTAGAAGGTGAAGAGCTGCAGGAAGAACTGCGCCCGGTCCTTCTGGTCGCGGTTCGAATCGAGCTCGGGGTGGTAGCCGGAATCGGTCGGGGCCATCGCCGGGATGAGGTTGCCCGGGTCGTAGTCGAAGTCGGCGAGCGTCATCCCGGCGTCGCCCAGGACCGCCATGCGCTTCTTCTGGTCGTAGAACTGGAAGATGTTCGCCTTCTGCATCTCGGCCAGCTCGCGCAGGCCGACCTCGACGCGCCGGCCTTCGAGCTTCATCTCCGGGGAGAGCGCGTTCATGAAGGCTTCGATCTGCTCGGGGTCGAACGACTGGTTGGCGGCGGCCTGCTGCAGCGCGTCGAGCGTCGAGTCGCCGGTCGCTTCGTGGAAGGCGGTCCGGAGCGCCTGCCAGAGTTCGAGCGTGTAGGGCGGGAGATCCGGGATCTCGACCACCTGCAGGCCGGTGCCGACCTGCTCTTCGGTCCGGATGCGGGCGTTCGGCTTGAGCGGATCGAACTGTTTGAGCTTCGGTTCGCTGACGCGCGCGTTGCCGGCGAGCGGCGGACGCTTCTTCTGCCGGATGTCGTCGAGCATCGTGTTCAGCAGGTCGTTGATCGCGTCCTGGATCGGCAGGTTCGAATCGACGATCGGCACGCCGAAGAAGCTCCAGGGGACGTGATCGAGCTGCAGGCGCGCGCACGGAAACATGCCGTGCCAGTAGGTGTTCGGCCCGTCCCAGAGAATGCCGGCTTCGGTCGCGATGATCAGCCGCTTGCGTGGATAGAGGCGCCCGCCGGGCGGGACCATGTAGGACCACGAGACCCCCGCTGGTCCCATCAGGACGTTGTGCGCGGTCGTGTTGACCGAGGCGTCGTTGACGTAGCAGCGGTAGAGGATGACTTCGTTGCCGGTGAGGGTCGCCGGGCCGGAGTGGACCTTGGTCAGCCCCGAGAGGGTTGAGGTCGAGCCGCTGCCCATGATCCGGTTGAGCGCGCGCTTCCACTTGGTGAAGACCCCACCGCCCCAGGGCGACGCCGACTGCTGGAGCAGCGCCGGGTGGTTCGGATACATCTGTTTGAGGACATTGAGCGAATGCGCCTCACGGATGATCATGCCGAACCAGTTCTGGACGCTGCCGTCTCGAGACGGACGGATCGGGATCGTGTCGCGGGGGTCTCGAGCGGACATGACGATGTCGCCCATCGGCCCGTAGTAGGGGTCGTATTCGCAGACGATGTCACCACTGCCGGCGACGAAGGCGTAGTCGGCGGCGTCGGCGAGCGCGAGATCAGCGAAGGTGTTGATCCAGTGGACGACGGTGAGCTGATTGAGCAGGAGCGATTGCTTCTGAAAGTTGGGGTTCGGCGTGCGGTAGGCGTAGACCGGCTTGAGGTCGGTCAGCGCCGAGATGTGGCGCTTGCGTGTGCGCTTGGTTTCGTTGAGGACCGCGTGGCTGACGTAGGCTGGCCGCAGCTCGGTGATCTGGAGCGCGCGCTGCCGGCCCATGATGTAATCCATGTTCCGGTCAACGGTGTCCCAGGCCGGGTCCGCCTGCATGAACGCTTCGCCCTCGGCGACCGCTTCCTTGATCCAGTCGTGCACCGGGCCGGTCGTCTGCCCGGGCTTGAGGAAGGTCTCCGTCGCACGGAGTAGTGGGTTGTCTCGATTCGCCGACAGAGAAGTCAGGACTGCAGGGGCCATCTACGCTTTCGGTGCCTCTGACTCAGGAATCGCCGCCGCGGTGATCGGCCTGCCCTGTGTGGTCCGCATCTGCCTGGGGTCGATCCGTTCGGACTTGTTCTTCTCGAGCACCGATCCCGAGAAGGTGTTGACGTGCCTGTTGGAGTGGTTCTGAGAGAAACCTCTGAAGACGATTGGCGAGCCGTCGCCGTTCCGAGATCGCCGGAGTGATTCGTTCTCGATGGTGCGAATCTCGCGCAGGGAGGAGACGGTCACCTCGCCGCCGTCGGCAGAAGTGACGTTCAGGCCCGTCCCGCCGGTGAGGAGGTCGTGCTGCATCGTCTCGGGATAGATTTCCATCTCGGGAACGGTCGGGCAGTTCGGACAACGCGGCCATGCAGATACCCTGTTGTGATTCGCGTCATAAATCGGTGCGGCGTACCACGTCATTCCGACGAAGCCACAGCGGGGGCAGAGGAAGCGCTGGCGAGGCATCAGGCGACCTTGCCGTGGACTTCACAGTGAGGATCGTAGAGGAGTAACCGCGGGCGATCCTCGCCGCGGTCGATGCCGGTGCAGGTGCAGACGAGCAGACCCATCTCGCGGCAGCGGGTGACGCGCTCTTCGAACGATGGAACGTGATCAGGCGGTAGCAGCGCACCGTCGCGGGGGAGCCCCCACCACTCGCCAGTGATCCGCGACCGCTTCCGGCGCCAGTCGTCGTCGATGTCAGCGAGCGGCTCTGTCGGAAAGACTGCGTCAGGCAGTGGCATGATCAGGCCAACGATTCTCACGGCAGGACGGATCCGGCGCAGCTTCACTCGTCATTGAACGTTCCAGCCCGAAATCGAAATCGACTCGACGAGGTTCGCCAGCAGGATCGAGAACTCTGCGGTCATCGCAGTGTTCGTCGTGCCGACGAGATTCAACCCGCAGATCGAGTAAGGTGGAACGTTCTGCCCGGTGGCATTCGCCGCCGCGAGCGCGTAGCTCCAGATGACCGTTCCCGCGCCGGTCGCGCCATCGCGGATGTTGATCGTCAGTGCGGTCAGCGCCGGCGCGGTGGTTGACGCGGCCGAGAACGCAACACAGTCGACGACGTGCCGGACCGAGCCTTCGGCGGCGATTGACGCGGTTGCTTGATTCGACACGGCAGGCGCCGAGACGACCGACCAGCGCGAGGAGTGCTCCATGACTGCGGCACCGACGGCGTTGCGTGATGTCAGGGTGACGGCAGTCGGAAAAGTCGCCAGCGCGGTGCCCTTGCGCCGGACCCACTGCGTCGTGTCCCACACCATCCCGTCGGCGCCGATCTGCGGAGCGGTCGGATTGCCGGACGTGTCCGAGAGCGCGGCCGCGGCGGTGACGGTGGTGCCCGACCACTGAGCGACGTTCTGTGGCATCGTCGGATACGTCGACGTCACGGTCGCCTGCTGCGCGACGAGCGCGGCGAAACCGCCAAGCGAAATGCCGATCGCGATCAGGAAGGCATAGAGGTGGCGCTGCGGGCTGCGTTCCATCGACAACGTCCTTTCAGGCGACCGTACGGAACAAATCCTGCGACATCCGCTGGTAGAGATCGGCGACGAGCTGCTCGACGGTGCGCCCGGTCTTCGTCGCGCGGAACTTCAGCTCTTCGAACTGGCCTGGCGTGATCTCGAAGCGGTGCTCGCCGAAATGGATCGCGGCAAGGCGGCGGACCTTCCCAACGAGGTCGCGTTCGGAGGTCAATGAGCCGCCACCGAGGATACCTTCGAGCTCCTGGAGCACTTGCGCGTCGGCGACGACGAAACCGCGGCGGCGCGGATCGAGCGGCAGCGCGGCCTGGAGGCGCTGTGCAATGACGGTGTTGACCGGGACTCTCCGCGAGCCCGCTTCCTTCTGGTAGGACTCGACCAGGTCGTCGTCGAGCGAGAGGGTGATCTTCATCAGCCCGGCATTCTAGAGCATATGTGGATTGGTCTCCCAGTCCGGCGAGTCGTAGAGGTCGGGCTGTCCCATCAGTTCTGCGTACGTGATATCAGTTGTCTGCGGCGTGATCGGATGCTTGTCCTGCTGCCGGCGCGCATCGAGCCGGGCGGATTCTTCACTCAGCCGGCGCCGGGTTTCGTGGATCGTCTCGCGGTAGCTCTGTTCCTTCCGCCCGGCGACGAAGTTGCCAATCGCCGCCGACATCACGCAGTCGTCGAACGCACCCTCGGCCGCTTCCGCCATCCAGACCGGCCCCGGGCTGATGAAGGTCCGCAGCTCGCTGATGGTGAGCGGCGAGTTGAGGCGGAAGTCCGGCACGTTGCTGTGGGGATCGACGGTCTTGAGCGCGTGGTAGAGCTCCTGGATGATGATCGGCCGGGACTGCCGGGTCGTCCACCAGCCCAGTTTGGTCGTGTAGGATTTACTCAGGTCGCGGTTGTCGAGCACCTGCCAGATGTAGAGATTCGGATAGCCGATCCGCTTGAACAGGATGTCCTGCGTCGTCATGCCTGGCCCCTGCCCGCACTCGACGGCGACTTCTGCCGGAAGGTCGTCGCGGCCCTTGTAGAGCCGGCCGATGGCATCGACGACGAAGGCCAGGTCGGACGGGTCGACCTGGTCGGTGACGAACTGCGCGACCTGCTCGTGCGGCTCGCGGATGGTGGCGACGCGGATGACGTCGATGACCGAGCGGTCCAGGCCGATGCCGTTGCTGACGTCGACCGGGATGACGTAGAGGAAGCCCTTGCGGGGTGGCTCCCAGACGAGCAGGCGATCGAACAGGCCGGCGTCGTCAGGCTCGGCGAGGTGGGCACGCCATTCAGCAGGCTTGAGCGAGCGCATCCCGTAGCCGGGCGCGACCCGGTAGGGCGCGTCGGCGAGCGCGAGCTGGAGCGCCTGCTGGTTGAGCGAGAGGAGGGAGTCGTCGCGGGGGAAGGAGATGAAATCAGCCATAGACGATCGGCACCTCGATCGTCCGGCCGTCGAAGCGTACTTGTGCCCTCTCCTTCAATTTTGCCAGGAACGGATCGGCGTTGGTATTGAAGAACTGTTCAATCGCTGGCAGATACCTTCGCAGCATCGCCGCGTTGATGTCGTCGAGCATGATTCGGTGAACGCCGTAGGTCGGCGGCACCACGATCAGCTGCTTCGGGATCCAGAGCAGCTTCTCGACGTCGAGCGTCGCGGCGATCGGGAGTGCGAGGAGCGAGCGCAGCATCGCACGGCGGGTCAGCATGGCTGGAAGTTTAACCCTCCCCCCCACCTTTTCCACTCCACCCCAGATTTACACACGCTACACCCCAAGCTGCCGGTTCGTCTTGACCTCGACCATCCCGCACAGCGGTCGCTGCTGGCTCTTGATCCTCTCTATAGTTTTGACCGAGAAGATCGAGTGGCCGGCCATCTGGAAGGCTTCCTCGTCATCGGCCGGAAACTCCTGCAGGAAGTCGCTCAGCAGATCCTTGGCGTCGGCCTCCTCACGCGCCGTCTCGTACCAATAGAGCTGGTCGCGGGTGAGCGAAACCGGCCGGTGCATCCACCGCGGGCCGTATTCCTCGGCGCGGCGGGCGTGCGCGAGCGTCTCGGCGGACGGCGACCAGGAGAGCGGCGCCGGCAGCCGGTACTTGGCCGACTCGGCATACCAGGGAATGAAGATCGCGCGGAAGCGGCCCCGACCGGTCTTCGCGATCTGGAAGTCCTGGCACCAGTAGTTGCGCGGCCCCCAGCCCTGCGCGGTCGACTCCTTCGCGACGAACACGACCGGCGAGTAGGGCACGGTGGGGAGGAACGAGGAATCGATCTGCTGCGGGTTCGTCCAGGTCGCGATCTCCGAGAGGTGCGCGACCGCAACGGTCCGGCCGCGTCCGAGCTGCCCTTTCTTGCCTTCGATCGATCCCCGCTTCAACTTGTCGGCGCCGCGGGTGGATTTCGACGCCCCGACGAACAGCCGGCTTCCGGTGTCGTAGACGATCTCGTCGTTCTTGACACGCTCGACGACGGCGGGTTTCATCCACCAGGGCAGGTGATCGAGCTGCCGCTCGTACATGTCGTAGAGGAACGCCGAGTTGTCGGGCACGTCGGACGCGAGCAGGCCGAAGGTGTGCGGGTGCGTGGTGGTGCGGTGGCAGAGGATCGAGCTGCACAGGGTCGAGGCACCGAGCTGCCGGGCCTTGAGGATGTCGATGAGCACGCCGTCGGGGTAGTGCGACTCGGTCCGTTCGAGCTGAATCCGGCCGATCTCGGCGAGGATCAGGCGCTGCGACTCCCACAGCGGATAGAGCGGGCCGATCGTCGAGGCTTCCAGGTTGATGGTCGAGTAGCGCTCGGCCCAGTAGCTGTAGTCGATGCGCGAACGGGTCCGCTCGGAGAAGACGAAGTAGAGCTCTTCGGGTGTGAGCATCCGCTGCTGCTCGCCGCGGTCGTTGAAGACGTCAGCGAGCCGCGTGCGCCAGTGAGGAATGTCTTCAGGCGGGATGTCGAGCAAGCCTTGAGGGAGCCGATCGGCGAAGGTGGCTTCGAGCGAGGCGCGGGTGCGGTCGACGAGGATCTGGGAATACAGTTACGCCTCCTCAGACGGCGGTTCATCGGATTCCGGTGACGTCGATTCGCTCTCCACAATCCTTCTCCCGAACCGGTCTCGATTCTTCCCGTCCAGTGCCTGATCCAGCTCCATCACACTCGAGTTGAAGCTGGGCGCAGTACCCTCGCCGAACTTCGTCGCGACGAATACGTTGTTGGTCCCGCCAGGTTTGTCGAGCAGCTTCCCGATCTGTAACGCCACTTTTCGCAGCTCGGTTTCTGGTCTGTAAGGCACGGTGCCGGTGCCGTCGCAGGTCTTACAGATGCGTGGGACCGGTGACGGATTCTGCGGGGTCGGGTCGTCGAGGAGCTGGCGCAGACCGCGGCAGACCGGGCAGGTGCGATCGGACGGGATCGCATCCGCCATCAGCCCGGCGGCCACTTCAGGGAGCCGCTCGCCGACCGCGACGAGCGCGTGGACCTGGCCCCGGATGAGCGCGGCGTCCTTCACGAAGTCCAGCAGCCGGCGCAGCGAGACGCGCGAGAACGCGCACAGCTGCGCCAGGCTGGTGTTGTCGTTGGCCGGATCGACCAGCATCGCCGCCAGGTGGAGATCGCGTGCGGGCACGTCGGCCGCCGCGAGCAGGGCGGCGAGCTGCTGCCGGCCGCCGAGCGCGACCTCGAACGAGGCAAACTGGGCTTCTTCGGATGGGGTGAGCGACGCGGCGGCGTTCGACCGCGAGAGCGGCTGCTGTTTCGGCAGGCCGCGGTGGTGATGTGACGGATGTTCACTCTCGCTGCGGAAGCCAGAGAGGAGTGGATTGTTCCTGATGCCTGCGAGCACGGCTTCGCCTGCCTTCTCGGCCTGCTCCTTCGGGAAACGCTTTGCGTGCCCGTGCACGAACTTCGAGGGCGGCGGGCAGGGCGGCGGCAGCGGCGACTGCGGCGGCAGCGGCGACTGCGGCGGCTGTTCGTCAGACATGCCGGCGCCTCGATCTTCCCAGCTTGGACCGGCTGACGCGCTCGACCCGGAGCTGCAGTTCGAACAGGAAGCACTGCAGGCAGCCGTGGCACACGCGCTGTTTGACGGTCCGCATGACGTCGTTCCAGGGCACGGTGGCCGCAGGGTGCCATGCGCCGCAGATCGCCCGGTCGCGGCGGCCGCGCAGGATGTGGAGGGCCGGAGCATGGAGGACGGGAGCGTCAGCCAGGGGAGCGTCAGCCAGGGGAGCGTCAGCCATCCGCCGGAGTGTAGATCACTCGGGATGATTCAGTCGCTTCAGTCGCTTCAGTCGCCGTAATGGACTGGCAGCGTGCAGAGCTGCCCGTCGCGGTCGACCCAGCCGCGTGCGGCCGCGATCTTCTCGACATCGGTGTTGTCGTCAACGGAGAGGTGGGCTTCGCGGCAGAGCGTCTCCAGGATGTCGCGCCGCAGCCAGCCGCTCTCTTCTGATTCGTAGTGCGGGATGACGCGCTCGGCTTCGATGTCGATGGATGGCTCGTCCTTCGCCACCGTGAACTGCGGCTGCTGCCCGTTGGCGATCCGGAACGAGTCAGTCGCGATCTCGAGCGTCCGGTTCAGGTGTCTGATTTCTTTCAGCAGGAGCAGCAGGACGCCGAGGATAGTCTTGCGTGCAGCGGTCTCGAGGATCCTCACCGAAGGGAGAGTCTACACGAGGCGCCGACAGGTGGCACCGGCGGACGGCCGCGTCGAGGTCGGCGAGGTACTGATGCGTTTCCGGACGGATGAGGCCACTGAGCATTGAGGCTGCCGAGCATCCCAGGCAGTCTAGCAGGTGCATCGAGCAGGCGGCCATGACGCTGCCACTCCAGACGCACGCTGCGACGTGCCGGGACACTCAGCCGGACCTCAGTGCCAGAGCACCTCAGTGTCCCCAGATGGACGTCACCTTAACGCGGCCCGCTGTAGAGGAGCCGGCCGAGGATCTCACCAACCGCCAGGCCGAGCGAGGCGAGGAAGCGTTTCATCGCACCGCTCCTGCCGCGGTCGAAGCTGCTGCGGGCTTCGCCTGGTTCGCCTGATGCTGCGCGGCGACCGCGTCCACGATCGCCTTGATCACGTCCGGGTGATCGGCGGCCCAGAGCGCGATCCGCGCGAGGATCTTCGCGAAGCCGTTCACTGCGCCACCGGCTGCGTCGCTCTGAGCTGCAGCGGCTGGGTGGTCTTGAACCGCAGCACGATGTTGATGACGGCGAGCGACAGCATGTACCACTGCGGGTCGGCCGGCAGGATGTTGCCGTAGAAGTGCTGGTAGAGCGCGATCCCGAGTGCAACGACGTTGGCCCGGATGGTCCGGCTCTTCGCGCTGGCGCCGATGAACTGAACGATTGCTTGGATCATGGATGTTGTGGTGACGTGGCTGACGTGGCTGACGTGGCTGATGTGCTGTCTGACGTGCTATCCGAGAAGGCGAGGTTCTGCCTCGCTCGTGGCGTTGGT